TTCCACACTACCACCATTAAAGTTTTTAATTTTATCTACCATACCTGCAGGAGGTCCTGAGATAAATCCATCCTCATACAAGTGATACTTAAACTTAAGGGTAGAGCTCTTATATTGAATGTTATTATTCTCTACTACAAATTCCATCGTATCTGAATCGATAGCATCGAAAACACGCACCAATCTTTTAATATTTGGTATATTCAAATTGCGGTTAATCGAGCTCCCTACTCCAGAGAGTTCTCCATACAATATAAGAGTCCTATCTGGAGTATTGACACAAGACGACAAAAGACCGTCTTTAACGGCATTGCCGCCTTTAACGGCAAATATCGCAGATTCATTAATCTGCGATACCGTGTCTAAAAACCTCTTGAACGGGTTCTTCTTTACAATCATTGAATTCTTCATTACATATAATTGTAGTATAGTTCCTTACTTAATCAACTCATTTTCAAGCGTTGCGGAGGTTTCCAATTTTCGAGAATTTTGACTTGTACATCATGAATTTCTCGAAGCAATTGCTTCATCTCTACAAGCTCACTCAATATTGAAGAAGCTTGTTCGGGCGACGTTGCAATGGTTTCGGGTTGATGTGTATTGGTAACAGCTTCAACCTCAGCTAGCTGAGGTGTAAAGTCTGGTGCACGTGTAACAGGTGCATGTAGCACCTGTTCGAATTGATTTTTAATAGTGGGGGAGATGGGAGCTACGTATTGAGATCTCCCCACAATATTTTGATCACTTTGGTGAGCCTGCGCATGCAGGGTCCCAAAGAATTGAATAGCAGCTAATTTTTCCTCTTCGGTCATAATTATAGATCCTTAAGAAGTTCATCGAGATCGATATCGCTATCGTCACTCGTAAATACACTCTCCTGTTTAACTGGAGCAGTCTCTAGCTTCGCAGTAGGTTTAGTAAATGATGCAGTTTGAGCTACAACATCACTAACAGAGTCAGTTTTGCAGAGGTAATGCTCATTAAACATTTGCTTAAGCTCATCATAAGACTTTACAGAGAACACTTTAGTAAGGTCATATGTATTCTTATAAATCTCGTCTCTCTCTTCATCAGAGAGTTTCAACTTAGGACTAGAGGTAAATCTAGACGAGACGTAAGTAGGAAAGTCTCCTTGCGACTCGCATTTGATTTTGAAGTTGACACCCTCAGGACCGAGGTCGAAAATTCTAGGACCGAATTCATCCGAGTCATCACCACTGATAGCATCGAGAATAATCTTCTGAAGCTGTTTACCATAACGCAAGAGTTTTACCTTTCCGTTATTCTCAGGGTTAGACGAGTCATCTACCACGTAGACATTTACAAGATACTTAACAATCTTCTTGATTGCCTTTACCTTCTCCTTCTCGTCTTCAGATCCAGTTCGGAGGATACGGAATCTCTCTTCAGCGATTGGATCTCGGTCGCTGAATGTTTGAGGACTCATAGCTTGGACGTATTGTCCAGTCGCAAACGATTCCCAGCCGTGAGTGATATACTCAAAGAACGTATTCTTGGGGTCGTTAGCAGCAGGTAGAAGACGTACGGTATACGTATTACCTGGGGTGGTTTTCATAATCTCATTATAGGTACCATTGCTAGCCTCAGGCTTGCTTAGTGCATCTTTAATTGATTGGAACATTGATGTGTTATATGTACTCATGTATTATTGTTCTGTTTGTTTCTTACTTGTTTGTTGTTTGTCAGATCGGAGTTTTTCGTTTACTATATTCAAAGCAGTCTTAACTAAGACTTTCAATTTCTTCGATTTCATAAAATTCAACCTCGTCTCATCCATATATATTTTATACTCGTTTATCATAAAATCCAGCAATTCATTCCCTAAATGGTAAGAAGGGTCTGCGATTTCTAATCCGTGTACAATATAAAAGTTAATACGTCTCTCCTTTAGGTGCATCAAATATATAGGAACAGCTCCAGGAGTATATGTCTTATATTCATCGAGTGTTATATTTTCACTCTTACAATAACCATATAAAAACTTGCAAGAGTCTTTTACATTCTCTTTAACCTGATCTGATTCTGGATCCGATAGAGCTTTCTTTTTCTCCTTTAACGTGTAGCAATTAATCGCTTTGCGTGATAAGAAAAAGTTTAGCTCGATAAATGCATCCTTGCCATATATATCATATGGTGCAGAAAAGTAATCCTGCATATTAATATGATTGTTTCTTGCAAAGAAATCACCGAGTTTTTTTAGGAGAATATACTTCTCATCCTCTATACCATCAAAATTTTTTCTTAGTTTGAATGGCTGGTTCTTCGCAATGCGACCTGAAGCTAAATACGTGTTGTATATTCTCTTATCATATTCAGTTAAAAGCATAGTGTTTTATTCGTATTGAGGTATTTAGTTATGTACTTACTCTTTATTATAGTAGGGTCATAGTCTAAAAACAACTTAATAACTTCATAATTATTATCTGCACCCAAAAGCTCTTTGAGAATGTCTCTAAGTTTACCGTCTTGTAGAATTAAAACGAAAACGTTTTGAGTTGAAAGCTTTTTACCTTTAAGTAAAGTGCAAAACGAGCAAAAAGAGAGTAATATGTGCTCACTCTCTTGATCTATAATCACCGATGCGGGATTGTTAACTGTAACGTGCATAATTAGGACTGTTGAGCTGTTAATGTTTTTAAGAACTCCATAAACTTTTCTGTAATCTTTCCACCCGCTGCGTAAGCATGTCCACCTCCATCGCATAGCTTTTCTGCAAGCTTATGCAACTCGATAGGGCATGTTTCTTTGTTCTTTCTTATTGAGACAGATTTTGCTTGAAGTATTATAACCATAGCAATATCAGCTTTGAAGTGATTGATAGCATAGTGTGCAACCTCGTTAATTGAATTTTCTGCAAAGCATCCAACAACTTTATAACCTTTGATGCTTCCGAAATAGAATGTCGCTTTATCTATTTGCTCCTTATATTTTAAAAAGTATAGCTTAATTGCATTCTTCTCATTGGGTGTAAACTCTCTAACACCGTCGCGGAAATTTTCAATAAACTTATCAACTTTAGGTCTGTTATAGCTGTGATAGATAGCATTATACTTCAAAGTATCTTTGAGCTTCAAAGTGTAGTTATCATAATCATCTACATGGTCGAGAAGCTCTTTTTGAGCATCTGTTAATTTTAACACCGCTTCAAATTTTCTTCTAATGAGTTTGGTACACGATGTTTCGTATTCAATTATGACCTTTGCTTTTTTATATCGATCTTTAACATCTACATGCGATTGATGGTGATCTATAATTACAACTTTCGGATCATCAACAATATCAACCAATTCGTCTGGTATATGAAGATCTGTGATAAAAATTGTATCGTACTTATCATAATTAGCTGCAACCCAACCTTTAAATTCGCCAACAAACGTCCTATCATAAACCTCTTTAATTAAGACGTTATGTGGAGGAGTTTTATATATACAACTTAACAGATACGCCGAACCCGACCCATCTAAATCGTTATCTGTCCAAATTGCTACATTTCGTGGATTACTCATTATAAATATTTATATACTATATACACAAAATCAATCCGCAAATGAGCGTAATACATCTAAAACTCCATCAGCTTCATCAGAAGTAAAATCGTCTTCTGATTGAGATATTGTTAATGTAGAGTAATCAATTCTCATTGCCTGGGTATGGCCTCTCATACCATATCTATTCTTCATCATTCCCATACGAATCACCCCCAGCTCTCTATCTTCTTCATTCTGATAGAGGGATACAATAACGTCTGCTGTAGCTGCTAGTCCAATACTCTCTGAGATAGTTCCGAGACCAGGATCAGGTGCACCGTAGCTAGATCTATTTAGCTGTGTAGCTGATATAACAGGGCAATTGAAGATGTAACTAATAGCCCTAACTTGCTCTGCGATAATCTTTACTCGCTCATACGAGTTACTTCCAGAGGGGGAGTGTAGAAGGTTTAGGTAGTCAATTACAATTGCGTCTATACAAATACCTGCATCTGTTATCTTCTTAATAAACGCCTTTATTTGATTTGGCGTGACTGTTGCAGGTGGAAACTCTTTAATGAATATACTTCCATTACCTCTAGCTTTCTCTTCTACAATCGCTTGTTTTAAAGCAGAAGTATTTATAGATAGACTGCTAAGGGGTATCTTTGATACGTTTGAGCATAACCTCTTTGCATAGAGGAGCTCGGACATCTCTAACGTTATCAGCAACACATTTTTACCTTGACGTGATATATTAGTTGCAATGTTTCCTAAGAAAATAGACTTACCGATATTTGTTTCACCAGCAAAAACGTATAATGCGCGACCTTGCTCAAGAAAGCCTCCGCCTAATGCTTCATCAAGCCACGGCCAAGTCGAAGGTATCATCTTCTGAACGTTGAGAAGATCATTAACGATTGTATCAATGTTACCATATAGATCTATACCCATATCAGTCGTAAGGGTAATGTTACATGCCTTTTCGAACTTAGTTAGAGCTTCTCCTGTATTGATAGTACCTGTAGATATTTCATTAGCAAGGGAGAGCATTGTATTGTATACAGCTTTCTCTTTTAGAAACTTTTCAGTGTTCGCATACAGTTCATCTTTATCGATATTCTTATCAATATTTTTGATTTCGGTAATAACGGTCTTAAACGAGTTTTTAAGGCTATCTGTTGTTATGTAAGCTTTGACTTCGGTGAGCGTCGGCAGCTTATCTCTTTGCTGATAGAATTTCGATATAATAGTAAAGATAGCTGCAATATTTTTATCTTTAAAGTACTCTGGCTTGATAAAATCTACAATAGCAGCAAGGTACGCAGAGTCAGTTAGTGCTCTGCTACATAGAATTTTTTCGAAGTAATCGTGATTCAAATCAAGCACGATTACATTATACCGTCTTAAACTTGAGAATCAAGAAATGTTAATCACCTTCTTCAAACTCTGCGATCTCAGCTTTAATCTCAGCTAAAAACTTATCAGCGAGCACTTTAGATTGATTGTTAGATGATAGAATGCTTTTTAGAGCATCAACAAATCCAATTTTCAGCCCTGATTTCTCGTCTGGGGTTAGAGGCAATTTCATAATCTTTTGAATTACCCAAAGAAGATATTGCTGGTCTTGTGGTGATACAATCGATCTCAATTTAGCCCATAATGCAGGACCGATCATAATATCAAATGTTTCACCTTCCAATGTATCAGATGCTAGTGCAGTTTTAGTCGCCTGCTTATTCGGGTGTATAGAAGACATTACAACTTCCATAGCACCTTTAATTATTTCATGTA